ATCTGATTACGATGGAAAAGGTGTTGGAACAAGTGGTGTTGATCTTCAATTTATTGCTGGTAATGCCGCTTAAAAGAATACTGATTAAAAGAATACTGATTAAAAGAATACTGATTAAAAGAATACTGATTAAATTATAATGATATAATATAACATTATAATTATTTTATATATCGGTTTATTTTAGATTTGTTATCAATACAAACTCCAAGAGGTTTCAATAAATTTTTCATAGACAATATAGTCGGATATTTTAAAGTATAAATATTTTTCAAAATAACGTTTACTAACAATATATTTTTGTGAATTCATATTACAATATTTATAATAATGATTATACGCATCATCAAAAGAAATTAAAGCTAAATGATGATGACATTTTATTTGTGTTTTAATATATTCAAAAGATTTGTTAATATCGTCGTTTTTATTCCATAAACAACAAACAATATTTAATACATATTTATCATCATTAATTTGTATGTTTGGGAAAAAATGTCTTAAAATTTTAATAACATTTTCCTCGGAAATATTTCCAGAAGTCATTAATAATTCATTATTTTGTTTACACCATTTTTTGAATAACATACATAACTCATCTACTTCTAATTCATTATCAAACAAAATTTCATTTTCTAAATTTGAAATAATAATTGTATTTTCCCAAAATTTAATAAAATCACTTTGTATTGGTAAATACTTACTTGTGATTCCAATAAAAGAATCAGAATCCTCATCATATTCATAAAATTTATCTTTTAATATATTTTTAAGAGTATTCGAGTAAATCATGTTTGGTAAAGTCAAACTAGAGAGAAATTGTTTCCATACGAAATGAAGGTTCTTCCATTCTATTTTATTATTATTATTATCAGATGTATGAATTATATATTTATTACAAAAATCCTCTACAATATCAGTTTGTTTTGTATTTTTAATATAATACACATAATTTTTAAATTCCTCTTCACAGTGATTCTCAATAAAATTATCTGAATTCTCATAACGCTTTGAATAATGAACGGCAACACAAAGTAAATCCAAACCAATTTTTTTTAAAATATCTCTCCATACATCATTTTTATAATTTTCATTTAACTTTATAAGACGGCAATTATCAAAGGAATGATTTTCATGATATTTTGTCATAAAATTATGTGTAGTATTAGTATTACATATTGATCCAAAAGCTATATTATCCAATTCTTGTAAAAGTTTTTTCATTTGTGAACCTACTAAAAATATTAAATGACTGTTTTTTTTTAAAATGTTATCTCCAATAATAGTTAAAAAATACTTAGCTGAAATTTTTGTAGAAAATATTGAAGGATATAAAACATTAAGAACAGTTTGAATTGTATCTGTTTCTGGAATAGAACTAAAAAGACTTCTCTCTTTGATTTGTTTTATAATATTAACTTTTGTTTTATGCTTCCATTGTAAAAGAACTCTATCTTTTGATATACTAGAGAGAAGTTTATGTATTATATCATCTTCTTTTACTATTAAATAATTTTTCCCATTATATTCATAAAATACATTATTATACGGTAAATAAAAATATTTATTTTTACTCAAAAAAACCTGAATAAAAATTTGTTGTTCGTTTGTTAAAAAATTATTTCTTGTTAGTCTCTTCTCATAATTTTTAAATTCATTTTCTAGTGTATTAGGTAAGTAATTAACAATATGATTATTTATACGTTGTAACATATAGTTATTATTATTATATTTTTTAAAAAGTTCACTTATTGTATTTACACATTTATCTTCTAGTATTATTGTATTGTTATCAGACATTCTAAGTTATATAATATAAAATCTTTAAATGCTAAAAAGTCTAAAATTTTAAATATATACTATTTATATGAAGATAAATTTACGTTACTTACCAAAAGCGTTAACACAAAAAGATAAAAAAACACAATCAAAAGAATTGATAAAATCTAGAAAACTCTATAAAAAAGGTAAATATTATACTAGAAAACATGTGTCATCTTTTAAATCTAAAAAGTCACAATATATAATCGAAGCAGAAAAAATATATAAAGTAGAAAAAATCGGCGCAACCAATAAATTATCAAAAGCTACAGGTTGTTCTAAAAATGCGTTGAGTAAAATTATTCAAAAAGGCGAAGGTGCTTATTTTTCATCTGGGTCAAGACCAAATCAGAGCGCTCAATCATGGGGTTTAGCAAGATTAGCAAGTGCTATTACATCTGGAAAAGCAGCAGCAATTGATTACAATATTTTGGAAAAAGGATGCAAACATAATTCAAAGGCGTTGACATTAGCTAAAAAAGCAAAAATAAAATACGGACATGGAACTAGAAGAGTTCCAAAAGTTAAAGTTTAATAAAATAAATATTATTTTAATTATTTCAATTCATAAGTATTTAAAGATTTTATTTAAAAACAAGTATAATGTCTAACTTTATTGATAAATCTAAAAATCAAACGCAAACTTTAACAGATGGAAATGTATTAACGATAAAAACGGTTCAAATCGCGCCGTTTAGAACTTTAATGACAGCCCTAAAAGATATTCTTCTTGAGACGAATATTTCTTTTGAACCCGATGGAATTCGTATTATTAATATGGATAAGTCTCATACGATTTTGGCTCATCTTTATCTCGCAGCTCAAAATTTTGAGTTTTATGAGTGTAAAAAGGAAAAAATTATTATTGGAGTAAATATGTTTCATCTTTTTAAATTGATTAATTCTATTGACAACGATGATACATTAACTATTTACATTGAAAATGGAGATTACGTGGATGGAATTGTTTCTCATCTTGCTTTAAAATTTGAAAATGGAGAGATTAAACAATGTAAGACACAAAAACTAAGATTGATTGAACCTGAGCCAGAGGAACTTCAATATCCTGATGTTAAATTTTCCTCAATTATCAACTTACCTTCTGCTGATTTTCAAAAAATCATTCGCGACTTGTCTTGTATTTCAGACAAATTAGAAATCAAGTCTGTTGGTAATGAATTGATATTTAAATGTTCTGGACAATTTGCTTCTGCTGAAATTCACCGTGCTGAATCTGATGGAAGCATGGGATTCATTTTGAAACAAGATAGTTCTAAAGTAATTCAGGGAGAGTTCTCTCTAAAGAACCTCGGTTATTTTATTAAATGTACGAATCTCTGTTCTCAAATTGAAGTTTATTTGGAAAATGATTTGCCTTTGGTTGTAAAATATAATGTTGCTAGTCTTGGGGAGATAAAACTCTGTCTCTCACCATTACCCAGTTCATAAAATATAAATGTAGAATAAATGGTAAATGTAAAAATGGAAATTTTTATGTAATACCAGAAGATGCTTTATTTGTAAATACTGTAAAAAGAGAAATTATATGTATCTCCAGCAAATCAAAATACAAAATGGTGTGATGAATATTTATTTGATTACAATAATCTAGATAAAGAGAGATTATTGTTAGTTGTAAAATAATAAATAATAAATAATAAATAATAAAATAAAAGTATCTTATTATTTTAGAATATATGTCAACCTATAATCAATATTTAGGTTCAAAAAGATGTTGTGATTTAAGAGGAAAAGGACCTCAAGGTCCACAAGGGGTACCAGGTTCTTCAAGTGTGGGACCAATTGGTTACCAAGGAAGCACAGGTGCGATTGGTCCTCAAGGAGCTACAGGTCGTTCTTGTAGAGGAGCTACTGGAGCTCAAGGTCCTCAAGGAGAATCAGCAATTATTCCAACATTAAGTCAAGTTTTAGCAAGCGGAAACAGTGCGGGCATTTACGATATTGATTTAAGTAATAATGATATTGTACATGTTGGTAATATTTTTGGTGTTCCTAGCACAGATGGTGATCCTTTTTCAATTACTACATATGACACTGGTGGAGCTAGTTTTTCTAATAATGGTCAGAGCGATGCTAATATTGAATTTAATATTAATGGAGGAAATTTAAATGTTATTGCCGATAGTTTGAGGACTATTACAGATGGTTCAGTTGGTAAATTTGTTGTTAGCAATTATGGATTAACTGGAAATACTACTATTACACCGTATAAAATAACTGTAGATACTATTCAATTAGGTATTGATACAACTATTCCTACTTATAGTTTAGGATATCTTACTTTAGATGCTGACAATCTTTCTAAGAAAGGGTTTAGATTTTCTATTAATAGTAACAATATGATTGGTTTAAATGTTTCAAATAGTCTAGTAAATGGTGTCTATAAAGTTAATATTAGTAATAGTGGAACAAGTAGAACTATTAGCAGTGCTTTAAATAATACTACTGGTAATGCAAATAGAACTTCGTACAGTACTGCCACTATTGCTAATGGTGAAACTTGGGTAATGACGATTCAAGTAGTTAATTTTAGCGGAACAATTTATAACTGTGTTTCATTAGAAAAATTTGTATAAAATATATAAATAATAAAAAGCAAACATATGCCAAATAGCTTTTTGTGAAATAATTTATAAAGAATGTATAAGCAAATAAAATAAGAATTATATAAAATACTTTTTTAAAAGTATATTATATATTATAATGGCAGCTACCAGATTTAATTATGACCCATGTCGAACAAAAAAACAATTACAACAACAAACAGATCCAGGAAGATGGATATTAAACGTACCAGGTAATGGTGCCAATCCATGTTATATGGAAGACCCACAAATAAGAATTCAAAAATGGGGTGCAAATCTAAGAACAAACACAATCAATTTAGAAAGCGACCTTCTAGGTGTAAATAGACAACTAAGTCGTGATTGTTTAGGAAAAGACAATTATAAACATTATAATGTAAAAAATGAAGCGATACAATATCCTACATGTAGTGCTTTATACACTGAAGAATCAAGAGCAACCAACCCAGCATGGTGGTATCGTGATGTAGAACAGACAGATTGGTATTATCCCCCTTTAAATCCTCAAGAGAATACATGTTTACCTTTTCAAAATAATTTAAGCACTAGAATTTTAGAAAAAGATTATTTTACTCCGAAAAGAGACTGTGTAATTAATGAGTCAAATAATCAGCTACCTAGTAGTTATAGTTTAATACGAGGTGGTTACACAGCTGGTCCTACAACTTGCGCACAAACAAATTCATGTGCTTCTTCAAAAAAAGCATAAAACAATAATAAAACAATAATAAAATAATAATAAAACACAAGAATAGTAAAAAACAAAATAATAACCTGATATGATTATTTAGATTATTATTTATAACTTTTATCCAACGTATGAAATTAAAAATATAATACTTTATATATATAAATATGGAATTAGCAATACCTTTAATAGCATTAGGTGGTATGTATGTAATATCAAACCAACAACCATCACAATCATGTAATAATAAAAAAAACATAAGACATGAAAACTTTACAAATATGGGTTCTAATCCAAATTATTTACCAAATACAAATATTCCTCCACAAAATTTCCCTGTTTCAAATTTAAATCAATTAGTAGATACCGTTCAAGAATATCACAATCCAAATGCTGCAACAGATAAATATTTTAACCAAAGTTTATATCAAGATAAAGTTAGAAACCATGTGCCTGTAGGCAAAAACCCACAACAAATATTTTCATTAACAGGTAATTATTTAGAATCAGAACAATTTAAACATAACAATATGATTCCATTTAATGGTGGTAAAGTAAAAGGTAATACTTATGACATAAATATAGCAGAAACAGTTTTAGATAATATGGCTGGTTCAGCTTCACAAGTAATAAGGAAAATAGAACAAGCACCTTTGTTTAAACCAGAAGATAACATGCATTGGGCATATGGTGCACCAAATAATAGTGACTTTTATCAATCTCGTGTAAATCCTGCTATGAAAAATAATAATGTGAAACCATTTGATACTGTATTTGTTGGTCCAGGTTTAGATAAAGGATATACAGTAAATGGTACTGGTGGTTATAATTCAGGTATGGAAGCACGTGATAAATGGTTACCATATACAGTAGACCAAATGAGAGTTGCGACAAATCCAAAACTAGAATATGAATTAATTAATCATGAAGGACCAGCAAATTCTTTTATAAAAAACTCAGCTAATCTTGAAACACAAGGTCGTGTAGAGAAACAAAGACCAGATACTTTTTTTATAAATACACAAGATAGATGGTTAACAACTACAGGTGCTGAAAAGGGTGAAACATTAAGACCTATTCAAGAAATGGGTATTTTAAGAAGAAATGATATAGTGACTGATTATACAGGTCCTGCTGGTCCTGCTGACAGAAAGGCAGGTTATGCTCCAGAAAATTTTGAACAAAGTAAACGTCAACAATCAATGACATGTGGTGTTAATCACTCAAAAGCATCTGGACGTGGTCCATCCACAGATACTGATAATTTTCTTCGTAGTCATACTAATTATGAGAATCATAGGTCTACTATAAAACAACCAGATACAATGAGAGGTTTTGGTGGTGCTTTAGGTGCTGTTATAGCTCCACTAATGGATATTTTAAAACCAACACGTAAAGATGAAACAATCAATAATGTTCGTATTTATGGAGAAGCAACCAGTTCAGTTCCTCATAGTTATGTTATTAATCAAAATGATACAACTGGAACAACTATTAAGGAAACAACATTATATTCACCAACTTTTAATATTAACAATCAAAAAGATGGTATTTATGTAAATAATTATAGTACTCCTGACTTAACACAAAGAGACACCACTAGTAGTGAATATAATGGTCCATCTGGAGGTCATGGAACCACATATGGAGATATGCTTTATGGTTCTGCTTATAGACAACATAATAATGATATTAAATCATCTACTATTGATAACCGTTTAAACCAAGGTGGTATGCAATTATTCAATCAACAAATGAATGTAAATTGTTGGAAACAAGATTGTAACAGATATGATGGTAGAGTAAATCCTGCTATTTCAGTAACACCTTTACCACCTTCTATAAAAACTTATGGTTCTATTAATACACCACAGTATTACAATGAATGTGCAGGATGTGATCGTATTCAACCAGATATTTTAAATGCTTTTAAAAATAATCCTTATACACATAGTTTAACAACATCTGTGTAAAAATAAAAATTATAAAAATATATTAAAGCTTAATAATGTAAATTAACTATTAACAATGATATTTCCAAAATGTGCTATTGGATTTAAACAATGGTTAAACTCAAATAATAAATGGAAACATATTTATTATAATTTAGGCAGTCCTTTACCATTTGATATTAGTTTAAGAGAATGTATATATTCTAATAATAATAATAATAATAATAATAATAACAAGTATCCTTTTATCAAAAAAGAAACATATACACAACAAGAGAAACAAGACATTTATCACAAAATTTACTTTAACTATCGACCTAAAAGTATTGAAATAGGCTCTTCTATAAATAATATAAATGATTTTTTAGATTATATAAAAGATTATCAAAAAATAGGAGGTTATGTTAGTTATCCAAATTATGTTTTAGTTCCAAATAAAAAAAGACTATTAGATATTATAAAGTTACATGAAATTAATTATTTTTCATTTATTACATCTATTTCTAATAGTTTTCAATTAGAATATACACAAAAAACTATTTTAGATAATGAAAAAGAAATAATAACAATGATAGAAATGTTAGATATAAATACGTTTAGAGTTATGGACGCAAAAATAAAATTATATGTTTCTTGTATCAATTATTGTCCTATTAAAGGTAAAATAGATAATGATTTTATCGTAAATAAATTATTAAATTTGAATAATATAAAAGTAGATAATATTTGTTTATTAGACACATGTGGAAAGTTAACAAGTGAAGATTTTGAATATATTGTTGACACTTGTAATTTATTTGGTTTACCATACTCAAAACTTTCATTACAATTATATCTAAATAAAGAGAGAGAAGAAGAATTAGAAAAAATAATATATATGGCATTAGATAGGAAAATAATAGATTTTGATGTTTCTATGATAGAATCTAATAATGAATCTTTTTGTATTTCCACTTTGTCTTACGATTTTTATTATAAAGTACTCGTAAAATATATTTTATATAAAACAGAAAATCAATAATTTGTATCGTTAAATAATAATACGTTATATTATTATATAAAAACACGTTGTAAAGTATAGTAGATTTATTATGATATTGAATATTCATGAAGCAATAAAAGAAAAACTAGGTTTTTTTCATTCAATATACAAGATACCAAATATAATTTTTCATGGACCATCTGGAAGTGGTAAGAGAACAATTGTGAACGAATTTATTAATAAAATTTATGATAATGACCGAGAGAAAATAAAATCATTGGTAATGTATGTAAACTGTTCGCATGGTAAAGGTATTAAATTTATAAGAGAAGATTTGAAGTTTTTTGCAAAAACACATATAAACTCAAATGGTGGCAATGTTTTCAAAAGTATAGTATTATTAAACGCTGATAAACTTACTATGGATGCTCAGTCAGCATTAAGAAGATGTATTGAACTATTTAGTCACAACACAAGATTTTTTATTATTGCCGAAGATAAATATAATTTAATGAAACCAATTTTATCACGTTTTTGTGAAATATATGTACCAGAACCTGTAATAAATGGAAATATAATAAATCTTTACAAATACAATTTAAATAAAGTTTTTAGAACAAAAGATATAAAAACACAAAGACTTGAATGGCTTAAAAAAGAATTGATTAAGTCTATAAGTAAAAAAACAACAATACAAAATTTAATGGAATTTTGTACAAAACTTTATGAGAAAGGTTATAGTGGTTTAGATATAATAACTTTATTAGAAAATCATAAATTTTTAGAAACACAATTAACAATCGAAAAAAGATATGAATTAATTATTTTATTTAATAGAGTTAGAAAGGAGTTTAGAAATGAAAAGTTATTGATATTATTTATCTTAAATTTTGTGTTTTTAAGTTCAGATTTGTATTTAGAAAATATAAGTTTTATGTAAATGGATGATTTTAATGTAAGTTCACTTCATGAATCAAAAAATGAGTGGGGGTCAAGATTAGTAACAATTTTGACTCCTTTAGTAATTGATGGTTATAAGTCTATTTTAGAAGAAGCAATTAAATTATGTAAGGAAAATAATGAATCAGATAAATATTTAATGACGTTTCAAAATTTTATTTCTAGAATACCAAAATGGAATGCTACAATTATTGAAACAGAGAAAAAGCGAATTTGTGAAAAGTCAGGTTGTTCTTATTTAGAAGACCTTGTAACTTGTGTTCACATAATTCAGCTTAAAATATTAACTGCCATGCGTGTAGGCCAAAAACAAAAGAAAATAGACATTAATATTCCAAAATTGGATGATTTTATACATAAGGTTTATATTAACGTCGCAAGAAAAGTGTATAAAAATGTCTATTTATTTGAAGTTAATATTCCTCCTTTACAAATTCAAAAGCATCATAGAGAGTTAGAAATTATTATTCAAGAGTCAATCTTAAACACTTTAAGAGAAAGTATTCCAGTAGAGGCTATTTTAAAGGCATATATGGATGAAACGATCGAAGAAGATGTTGTAGAGGAAGTAAAAGAACAAATTATTGATGAGCCAATAAAACAAGAAGTTAATGCTACAACAAATGCTACAACAAATGCTACAACAAATGCTACAACAAATGCTACAACAAATGAAACAAACAGTAGATTAAAATTTGATGATATAGATTATGTGAAGGGTAATGATGGTAATGTTATTTCAATGTCAGCACCAAAAACTATTGAAAGGTTAGAAGAAATAAGCAATATAAGAGCAGAACAAAGAAAGATAGAAGAACAAGAAGATGAAGATAATGTCAAATTAAAAATATCGGATCAAAGCATTGAATTAGGTGATTTAGACGTTCATGTTATTGAGGAACCAAGAATAGATTTATTGCCTGATTTATTGATTGATGATATTGAAGTTTTAGAATAATTTGCGTTAAAAAGTGAATAAGATTGTGCTTTAGTAAATTAAATGGATAATATATTTATAATAGCAGGAGTAATATCTGTTATTTTTCTAATCGCAAAATTTATTGAAATGAGATTTGTTGAAAAAGAAAATAAACCATTAAAGTTATTAATTAGAGATTCACTTTTAGTATATTTTAGTGTCGTTAGTGGGTACTTTATTTTGGAACAAATAAATCCAATGATTCAAAATGGTGGTGGTTCACCAATAACACCAGTTTTTACTGATAATCCAGAATTTTAAACATATAAAAAAATAACTTGTATATGTAATATAAGTTATTTTTGTTGTTTTTACACCTTGTTCTCAATTAAAAATCTTGTTTTTTCTTGTTTTTACACACTTTTAACATTTCAAACGCCGATTTTTAAATAGTGAAAATTATTTAAATAGTAAATATAATTTAAATTAGAAGAATTCAAATGAATAGATATCGCACTAATGAGTATTGGGATATGGTGAGGATTTCAAATGAAGATAAAGAATATCCGTCTAATATGGGACAAAAATGGAGTGATGATGAAGAAAGATTATTATTAGAAGAACTAAATAATAATATAGATATTGAAAAAATAGCACAAAAACACAGTAGAACGATTGGAGGTATTAATTCACGACGTCAAGAAATCGCGTACAAAATGTATTTAAAAAAATTGTCTATTGAAGAAATAATTAAACAAACTAAATTAGATTATAATTGTATTCAACAAACAATACAAAAAAGAGAAAACAATAATTCAAAAAAAAATAAAACAACGGAAGTAGATAATGTTTTTATTAGTATTAATAAAAATGATTATATAGAATTACAAAATGACGTAAAAAAAATGAAAAATGATATTAAGGAAATAAAAAATACACTTGGAGAATTAGTTGAAATGATGAAAGCAGTTTATGAATTTGAAGATCCTTAAAAATCGGCGTTTTAAATGAGTATCTTATAAATAATTCTTCTTGATTTTTCGTGTGTTGTTTTTATTTTTATTTTTTATCTACCAGTCCATACTTTAATAATCGGTCTAGGTATTTTTTTTGATTTAATATTATTTTCATATTTATCATATGAATAATCAAATTTTTGATATAACATTATGTCTCCTAAAAGTGATTTTGTATGTATTATTTTTTCATTTTCTGTAAAAAATATACAACCCATTATCCTTTCAAGACAACATCTATCAGGTCTACATTTTACTTGACTTATCAAGTTTGTAATACAATATTTTTCTTCTATATAAGTTAAAAAATTATGATTTATAAATGATTGACATCCAAAACAACCATACCATTTTGTATGATTCATACCTAACACAGGATTATTCAAAGATAATTTGTCATTTAATGATGTGGAATTTTTTAGTCTACTTGATATTCTAATTGTGTTATCTAAGTCTAAATTATCAGGATTAAAATACCAAATAGGTATTACTTTAATTCCAATAATATTTTCAAAATTAATTCTTTTATGAAAAAATACACTATCATGAATTATTACCGCATTATTAAAATATTTATTTTTTAAAAAATAATAGTAAGGTAATAATTCTCCACGTCCTGTAAATTCAGATTGTACTATTTCAACATTTATATAATTAGCAAATGGTTTTAAGAATTCTGTATTACTGTTATCATCAATGATTACTATTTTTCTATAAGGGTAAAACATTCTAATACATCTTACACAATTATTCCAATACTTATTTGTTTTTTCTGAATTTACATGTCTTGTTATAATAAAACCATATGTATTATCCATATTTTATAATAAAACATTATTATAAAATAAAAAATAATTCTTTTATTATACCTATTTTTCACTAAAATTTCATTTAGTTAATATAAACAGGAATTTTATCAATATCTATAACGTCATTAGGAACATCGCCTTTAAAATTTGTAAATGCTTTAAACTCGGGTCTATCTAGTTGTGAATGTGGTGTATGTTTGTGTACACATCTTGCGATCATTTTATATAATTTAAAATCAGGATATCTATCAACACCATTGTTTTTATAGAGCATATTTATACCTTTATCATCAAGACACCATTCAAAAACTAATCTTTTAATTGGATCACAAGTTTCTAAATTTTTAACGTCATCAATATCCTCTATAAGATAATCGTAAATAGAACATGCTAGTCTACATAAATCAAAACTAAAATTAGGTTCAAGTCTAGGTTTTTTCTCGTTGAAATATGGTTCCGTGTTATATTGTGTAGCAGCATCATTACCAGATTGAAAACTATCACTACAAAAGAGTTTACCATTAAATTTATAAATACTTCTTCCAAAGTCAATTATTTTGAAAATTCTTCCAAAGGTAGGTACTTTGTAGTATTTTTTATTGTAACAATAATAAATGTATTTTTTGTCTGTAGTATTATACATAACGTTATTTGAATGAAGGTCATTATGTGTAAAAGAAAATGCTTTTTGGTAAGTGATTAAAATCATTATAATTTGCATAAAAGCAGAATACCACTCATCATTAGTTAATTCATTCGATAAAATAAGGTCATCAAACGTGTTTTCACAGTATTCCATACAAATTACCTGCACTGGAAATTTAGGTATGGTTACATCTATTCTCTCTTCTTCATCCTCTTCATCTTTTTCCGTTTCATCTTCCCAATTATCTTCATCATTACTATCTTCGTTTTCATCACATTCATTGTTATTATCACAACAGTTATCACAATCTTCAATGTCATCTTCAACTTCTCCATCAATTGTATATGATGTTCTTGAAGAACATGTCGAACTAGAATTAAGAGTTACGTTATTTTGAATATCATCTAAGTTTTCTTTTGTAATATTATCAGACAATTCCATATCAATTAATTCTATTTCAGAATTAATATCTAATTTATTTAATGTATTATTTTCCTCAAATATATTTTCAAAAACATCATTATTGAAAGAGTTAATAGATATATTAGATTTTGCGGTTGAGTTATGTTGAATTATAATAGGTTTTAATTTTTCGGTTTCGTTTTGAAATTGAAATAAATGGTCATAGTCATCAATACTAAAAAGAACATTTTTATTTTTGTTAAAATAGTCAGAATTATTCAAGTAATCAATATCGTCAAAAACGTTTAATACAAAGTCATTTTTTATAGCCAAAAATGATCCGTAATAATCTACACTATGATAAAAATTATGTTCATGAAACAAATAACTGTTTAAAAAAACAAATAATCCATCCACATATGCTGAATTATTTAAATCTAACATTTTGGAATGACATATACTATCATTTGAATTTATATCAGGTAAATTGAAAAGATTAGCGTCTGTATTATTATATTTTCCAATTAAATATTTAAATGGGTCTAATAATGGTGCTAATTTAAAAAAGACATTTTTATCTTTGTTTTTATTTGTATTGTTAATATTTTTAATGCGACAATTATATACATTTTTATTGTCTTCATTCGCTTTATTTAGACTAGAAATATACCACTTATGATTTAAATTTACATTGTTATAGTTTGTTTCATTGAGTGTGAAGAATCTTTTATAAATAGGAATAAAGTTTTGTGTTTTAGAGAGAAAAAGAGAGTCTGGTTCTTCTAAACTTTTTAAAAGTTCAGTGTTTTTACGTTTTTGATAGTTTATATCAATCATTATTAGCTACTTAATATATAAATTATATGTCTTTTTAACTTATAATTTATATTTTATATTTTATATATTACTTTAGTTTGCGTAAAATTGACTAAAAATAAATTTCTAAATAAAGTAAAATGACTTTAGAATTAAAAAAATTTGATATGAAAAATATTAGTTTCAAACCGAATGAAAATAAAGGTCCTGTGGTTGTTTTAATTGGAAAGCGTGATACAGGTAAATCTTTCTTAGTAAGAGACTTGCTTTTTTATCAACAAGAAATACCCATAGGAACAGTTATCTCTGGAACAGAAGAAGGGAACGGATTTTACGCCAAAATGGTGCCTAAGTTGTTCGTTCATAATGAGTATAATACAGCGATTATTGAGAATATTTTGAAACGACAACGCACCGTTTTAAAACAAATTAAAAAAGAAATGGAAACATATAAGCGAACTACAATCGATCCGAGAGCGTTCGTTATTTTAGATGATTGTTTGTATGATGCTACATGGACTAGAGATAAGATGATGCGCTTACTTTTTATGAACGGGAGACATTGGAAAGTCATGTTAATCATCACAATGCAATATCCCCTCGGTATACCACCCACGCTAAGGACAAATATAGATTATGTTTTTATTTTGAGAGAAAACTATATTGCAAATAGAAAAAGAATATATGAGAATTATGCGGGAATGTTTCCAACTTTCGAGAGCTTTTGTCAAGTCATGGACCAATGTACAGAAAATTATGAGTGTTTAGTTATTAATAATAACTCAAAATCTAATAAATTACAAGACCAGGTGTTTTGGTATAAAGCAGATTCACATAATGACTTCAGATTAGGCTCTAAAGAGTTCTGGGAACTATCCAAGGGCATGAATTCAGACGACGAAGATGAAAAATATGACCCTGGGTCAGCTAAAAAGCGCGGAGCGGGGCAAAAAATCACTATCAAAAAGGCGAATAAGTGGTAAAACCGCTTTCATAATCCAAACTCGCTTTTAGAAAACTCGCTTTTATATATAAAGGCGATATAACTACTTAAATAGTATCTTATAATAAATAGTATAATAAGATGCAAGAGTTAAATATCGTAGAACTTATTGAAAAAAATCCTATCACAAAGCTTTCAACTACATACAATAGTAAATTATTGAACAAAATTCAACAAAATTTTACTGGGTTTGAACAACAGTTATTCGTAAGTAGCTTTTATTGTTACTTAAACTATGATAAAAACATTGATTTTGTAGTTGACTTGGATAATGTATGGAAATGGTTAGGTTTTAGCCAAAAAATAGACTGTAAAAGATTAATAGAAAAACATTTTAAACACACTATGGATTATAAAAATCTCGCTTTCCCAGCTGGGAAGGTGATTGTAGAAGAAGACAAACTCGCTTTGGATTCACCCAAAGCGAGTTTAGATAAAGAAAAGCATGGCGGTCAAAACAAACAGACAATACTGCTAACTATCAAATGTTTCAAGTCATTATGTTTAAAAGCACATACCAAAAAAGCATCTGAAATCCATGAATATTATATGAAATTAGAAGAAGTATTACAGGAAATAGTGGAAGAAGAAACAGATGAGTTAAGAATTCAACTAGAACAGAAAGAAACTATTATTTTGGAAATAAAACAAACATCTAATAAAGAAAAACAAAAAGCAGTAGAACAAGCAATTGTCGTTCAATTTCCAGTAAATACAGAATGTATTTATTTTGGCACAATCGATAATACAAATGATGCAAGTGAAAAGTTAATTAAATTTGGACATACAAATGATTTATCAACCAGAATACTAGACCATCGTAAAAAATACAACAATTTTGTTTTAATTAATGCTTTTAGAGTTCAAAATAAAGTAGAGATAGAAAATCTAATAAAAAATTATCCTAAAATAAAAAGACAAATTCGCAGTATAGAAATTAATGGAAAAAATAAAACAGAAATAATTGCATATGATGGCACTAATTTTACGATTGAAAAATTATCTAAACACATCAAAGATATTATTCATTCTAAAACATATAGTATAGATAATTTTAATAGAATAATAAAAGAAAATGAGGAATTAGAAAATGAGAATAGAAAATTAACTCAGCAAATAAAAACGCATGAATTTTTGATAGAAAAACAAGCAATTGAATTAAACCAATTGAAAGAAACGCTTGAAAAACGAGAAAAAATCATTGAATCTACACAGCAAGACACCGTGTCCGTGTATCAAAATGTATTATTACCTGAAGATGAACTGAATAAAAAATTTAATGAATTTGTAAATAGTATTTGTATTGTTCGTCCAGATGTAGAAGAGTTATCTGTCAATATAGAAGGACGATATCGTTTATGGAGTCAAGTTAAGCCCACAAAGGAAGTTTTTCATGCGCTTAAAAATTATTTAGATACAAGATTTAAACCAAAGCGTATCCAAGGTAATCATGGCTACTTAGGTATTAAATTAAACACGGTAGAATATGTAAAACATCAAGAAAATTCCACGGTTGAAACATTTATATTTCAAGTATGCAAATTTTCTGATTGTGGAAAAGTTTTAAATTCTGTCTTATTGAGAGAATATCAAAAATGGAAAATATCAGTTGGTAAAGAATTCACAGACAATGATATAAGAGAAATTAAAGAATATTTAAATTCATCACCTTATGCGCTAAAAGCAACTGTATGGACTGATGAAGGAAATAATGAAGGATACTATGGATTATCTTTAAAACAATGTGAAATCAAACCCAAACTTATTTCATCAACTGGTAAAAAAGTGTTTAAGAGAGAAAAAGAAACAAACGCACTATTGGCAACATGGGATACGATTGCGAAAGCATCAGAAGCAGAAAATATGTCTTCTGCTAAAATGAGTAGATGTGTAAAAAATAAAAATATAATAAATGATTATTATTATAGTATTATTTGAAGTAAATATCGATAAATCTATCACGAGGTAACCATAATTTTACTTTTTTTTATAACAATTATTACAATGGTTCATCCAAGTTACAATCTTTAATCTTTCAAAAGAATTACCACAGTTTTTACATTCAACGGATATATTATTATCGGGTTTAGAACAACACTCAGGACAAAGAGGTTTCCATTTTAGATTTTCTTTTACTGGAAATTTACCTTCACAACACTTACATATTTTTACAATTATTTTATTAATAAAATTATAATCACATGTATTACATCTATTATTATTGGTTGAATTTTTTAACATCTCTCTTTTACAGTCAATACATTTTATTATATTTTTATCACATTCATCACAATATAAATCGTTATTTTTATGTGAGACAATAAAGTTAAAAGGACATAATTGACACTTTTTCATTTTATATATTTTATCACAATCCGGACATAAATCACTTTGACCGTTAAAATCTTTCTCACAGTTTACACATTCTTTTAGTTTATGACATGTATAACATAATGTATTAAAAGGTATATTATTTTCAAAAGGAAGTTTACATTTTGTACAATATATAATTTTTTTTACGATATGATTGATTCGTTCTTTGTTTTGTCTTTGTGTTTGACTACAACACTTAGAACATAACAAAATTTTTTCTGTATTTTTGAAAATCGTTTCTGATTTACAAAAATAGCATTTTTTACTTACATAGGTACCACGCATTTCCTTATTTAATCTTTTTAATTCATTAACAAAATGTTTTTCAACATTTTTTCTAAGTTTTTCCTCTTCTAACATTAATTTATTTTCATATTTAAGTTTTTTATTTTCATATTTAAGTTTTTTATTTTCCTCATCATTTTGTTTTTTTTCTTGTCTTAATTTCTCATAATATCCTTCAGGCTTATTTTCAATTTTTTCTTTTTCATGTTCTCGTAATATTTCTATTTTTTTTTTATATATTTGAATTTCTTTTCTACTAACTAAACCATTTTTTTCAATACAATCACATCCAACTTGAACCGTAATATTATTATATTTGTTTTGAATAATATATATATTTTGAATTCTTTTTGAACATATACATGTATTTACAAGTCCGCCTTCAAAATCATCATTTTCATAATCATTCATATTATCTTTTGTTATTATTTTTTCACCGCAAATTTGAAAATCGCTTTGTTCAGATTCAAATTTTAGTTTTATATCTCTAACAGAGTTAATTGTTCTTACTACATGAATTGGATATGTTAATAATAATAAAAACGCTAATTTGTCTGGTTTAGTTAATGATTTATTGTATTTTTTCTTAAAATAAATTTCCAATGGCGCGTGATAACAAGAATATGCTGTAAGATTTGAAAGATAATGAGGATGAAATTCGTCTTGTGCGTATTTAATTTGCTTATATATTAGTTCTTTAAATTCGTTGTCTAATACTATATTTGTGTAATAAATATTATCTTGTGAGTCTCTATTCATTTTAATATAAAATTTATTATATTAAAATATTAAAATATTTAAAACCAATCAATTTTTTTTTAATCATCTTTTTTATTCGCAAAAGGTCCGCTAACTAATTCACTACGTCCATTATCTGTCTTACCAACAACAATATTTTCACCTTCAAATAATTCCATACAAATATCTGCAGATGATATATTTTCCTTTTCTTTTAGACCGAATTCTTGAGTATTAGAATTATTCACACCAATAAGATTTCCTTGTTCGTCGATTGTTTGCGTTAAAGCGTTACCTGATTTTTCAGCATTTTTGATATTTTCCTCAATTGCTTTTTGTTTTGTCTCCTTGACACGTTGATCGAAAGCGGATTTAGCATTTGCTTCATTTTTAGTTTTCTCATGCATCAATTGATTAAGTTCCTCTTCCATGTATTCCACACGACCCGTTTTGTAAGCCTCAGGTTCCCATGGCATCCACATACCGACAGGTCCGACAAGAATATCATGATTAGGGTCAATTTCTCTTAACATTTTACATCTTAATTCTGCTTCTTCAATTGTTGGATAAGAACCACGAATTTTTAATCCACGTGTACTTGTTTGAAAACTATGTGCAATTCCAAATTGTTTCTCAAGTTCTTCCTCATGATTATCAATAAATGTTTTATAATCATCATCCATATTGCTTTTAGAAATAGTTTCCTTTTCATCTTTTACAAAGTCTTTAAAATCATTTGTAATGTCGTCAAATGAGATATTATACTTAAAAGAAATAAAGTTTAAAAATTGAACGAACTTTTCCATTGATTTATTAAAATCCCACTTCTTTAGGAATTCTTCAAAAAAGAAAAGATGTTTTTGTTTAAGAATATTTTCAGGTGAAACAAAAGAAACACACGCAAATTTTTGTCCTGCGATTGGTTTATCCTCTTCTAACAAATCAACATATTTAGGGTTAGTTTTACCATTTACTATTTTTCTTTCGAAACTAGGATTTTTAGAGTCGTTTTCTTTAGAGCGATTCATTTAGTATTTTTAATTATTTAATTTTAAGTTTTTTATCGCAATATATATATTTTTTTCTTATTATTTAATATAATGAACGGTTTGATTAACGTTAGTGAACTTGTCAAGAGAATCATTAAGTACCTAGTTGAAGGTTTAATGGTAGCTATTGCTGCTTATGCTATCCCTAAACGTTCTTTAAATGTTGAAGAAATAGTTTTGATTGCTTTAACTGCCGCCGCCACATTTAGTATTCTTGATACTTATGTTCCATCTATGGGTGTAACTGCACGCTCTGGTGCTGGATTCGGTATCGGTGCAAATTTGGTAAAATTTCCTGGGGGATTTTAAAACTCAATAACGTAATAACAATATAAAACAAAATACAAGATAATATATTATTTAATCTGGTTATAATATATTATGGTGAAGTACAGTCGCAAAATAAAAAAGATGTCACGTAAAAATAGTAAAAGAACCAAAGGTGGAACTAGAAGTTTGAATAATAGTGACATAAATAATTTAGATATTTCTGAAATTTACGAAACAGATGATAGTGATATTCATGACATTAGTGAATATGATAATGATTTAAACTTTGAAGACGGAATAGAAAATTCTTTAAATACAACAAGAGATAGTATTTCCAGTCCAGAGGTTAATGAATATAATGAATCAGATTTAGGTGACATGGATTCACTTCATTTATCTGATTTAAATGATTCAGGTATTTCCTCAACAAACACAACAATCGAGAGTTTTTCCCAACCAAATATAGATGATGATATTAGTTCACTTCATTTATCTGATTTAAACAGTTCGAATGTTTCATCTAGAAATACATCAAGAGAATACTCAACTGGAGGTAAAACAAAAAGGAAACATGGAAGAAAAACAAAAAAAACGAAAAAGACAACCAAAAAAATGAATAAAACAAAAAGAAAAATGCGTAGAATTAAGATTGGTGGTAATGTTGACAAATTAGGAGACTCAGATTTTAATCCAAATTTAACTTATGATTCTAAACAAGTTGGAGGTAGATGTTATGGCACAGGTGTAGGAGCTAATAATTATGATCCGAATTTTTCTATATATAACACAAAATTGTTACAGTTAAGTCCTTATAACCCAACAAATTAAAATTCATATAAATATAATGTTTTATTTATATTTATATTTAGATGTGTGATATAGAAGAATACAAAGATATTATTGATTATGAAAATACTTATCAAATAAGTAACTTTGGTAATGTTAGAAATAAAAATACTGGAAGAATTATAAAGCCAACCGAAGCCTATACAAGCTAGAATAATAGTTGTAAATAATATTTTTAGTGAGTTTACAAATAATACTGAAAAATTATAGTGTGTGTATAAATTCCCAATCTAACTCTTGACAAATTTGTTTACATATTGTGTCTTGCTCTATTCTTTTTTCCTTATCTTTTAACATCGGAAAGAAAGGTAAATAATTATCTTCTCCTAGTAGTTCACATAATTTATAAGCGGTATAATAATAATTCAAAAAATTTACGCGGTCATCCGGACAAAATTTGGAATAAGGTGCTTGTAGCTCAATAAAAAGATTACATAATGTCTCTTCAAGTTCAGGAGACATAATAGGAGGTTTAATTCCCAGTTTATCTTTAATAAATGGTATATGTTCATAGTATTTATTATAGCCTAATTTTTTAAGAATTTCTTTTGTTTTATTATTTGTAATTTGTAATAAATCGATTCTCTCTTTTTTAATTTGTAACTTAATATTTTCAATGACTTCTGGTGGAATTTGTGTCGTTTCTTTTCCTTGGAATTGTGCCAATATTTCCTTAAAGTGGTTAATTTTTTTATATGCGTAAAAACAAACCTCTTTTGGCGGCTCTTTATATGAAGGTTTTTCATTCTCTATCAAATATGGAATACTCCTAGAACAAGCGTTACATATTAAAATTCCTTCATCTTCTAATGGTATTAATTCACCTTTCGTACAATATTTACAAATATCAGTTTGACAAATAAACGAATTTACATCTAAAAAAGTATCATCAATATTACTTAAATATTTTTGAACAATATTATTATTTTTATTTTGATTTATTATTTGATTAATATCATTTGACTCATTATCCTTAATTTTAAAAAATGAGTTAATTATTTTATTTTTATCGGAAATATTAACAGGTATAGCACCTTCAGAAATATTTTTTTTATTTTCAAAATAATCAAAAATAAATTTTGAATTATCTAAAAAATATTCTTTTTTTCTACTTTTTAGTTCTATGATTTCTTTTTTAATTTCTTCTATTCTGTCTTTTATATCCATTTTTTGTTCTATAGTTAAAATTTCATTATCTGTTAACAGTTTATTTTTTATTTTTTTTAATTCTAATTTTAATTCAGGAATAATATCAGTTTCATCTATAGAAAAAGTATTTAGAAACTCTTTATGTTTACCATCAAGTGTTATAGATGCTTTCTTATTATATTTTATCTTTTTATTTGTTTTTGGTTTAAAAGTAGGCATATGATTCTTTATATCATAAATATATTTATTTATTTAATTAATAATCACAACAAAATATATTTATATTTTTTGAATAATTATATCCATTATAAATAGATAGTTTTATTGTTTATTTACTTTAATTCACGTGAATCTAAGTTTAAAATACTCAATAGTTTTCTTTTTTTTAAATAATAGATATGGACCTGAAAATAAATTTGGAATCTTTAAAAGATTTAGAAAATACCAATTTTAAAGTAGATGCCATAAAATTTCAAAAAATGTTGTTACTCTTTAATTCAATAGAACAAGGATGGAGTGTAAAAAAAAGAAATGATTCATATGTTTTTACAAAGAACCATGAAAACAAAAAAGAAATCATTGATAATTCATACTTATTACAATTTATGAAGACCAATTTAGATTTAAATAAAATAATAGATTAACTTTAAAAAAATTAAAATATTTTAAATAATTAATATATTTTAATTAAATTAAAAATCTTAATTTTTTTTTCTTTAGCAATAATATAAAATGGGAGGTGGATTAATGCAACTCGTAGCTTATGGCGCTCAAGATGTTTACCTAACTGGTAATCCTCAAATTACTTTCTGGAAAGTTACTTATCGTAGATATACTAACTTTGCTATTGAATCAATCGAACAAACATTTAACGGTCAAGCCGATTTTGGTCGCCGTGTTCAATGTGTGATCAGTAGAAACGGTGACTTAGCTTACCGCACCTATCTTCAGGTCACTCTTCCTGAAATTAACCAACTTATGGGTCTTGGTAGTTACACAACTGGTCAAAACACTGGTGTATATGCTCGTTGGTTAGATTTCCCTGGTGAGCAACTTATTGCTCAAGTTGAAGTTGAAATTGGAGGTCAAAGAATTGATCGTCAA